TTATTCAACTTTTCTCATCTCAATTTTTCCGAGTGAACTTTTAGTGAACATTTCGTGGATGTCTTGTTTATCAAGGCTTTCAGGTGGCTTGCTTTGTTCGAGCAGTTTCGCTCGCGGTTTTCTCATCAGAAGAACGTCCGTGAGACCACTTAAATGCTCAGGTGCCAAGTGCATGTAACGCATTGTCGTCTTGATGTCAGAGTGTCCAAGTAGCTTCTGAATGTCGAAGATACTGACGCCAGCCATAGCAAGGAGAGACGCGAATGTGTGGCGGAGATCATGGAACGAAATGCTATGAACGCCGGCTTCGACCTGAGCCGGTCTGAACCATCTTTGGACAATGTGCTGAAAGTCGCAGTCAAAGACCTGAGCGGTCATCGGCAAGAAGAATCGTTTCTTCATGATCGCAAAAACGACATCGTTCATTGGAACACGGCGAATCTTCTTGCTTTTAGTGTGCTCTTTTAGCTTGCCTGTCTTGTAGCTGTAACTTCGACGAACTATGATCATCCGTCGCTCAAAATCTATGCAGTCCCTCAAAAGCCCCCGCATCTCACCCTTTCTGAGACCGGTGTTAACCGCAAACGCGATGATATCGTACAAATCCTCATCATTGCGCTTTGACCACGAGAGAAACTGGTCGCGTTCCTCAAAAGTCCAGAAGTCGAAGTCCTGTTCGGGCACTTCAATCGGCGGAACTTTTTCGCAGGGATTGCTTCTGAGGTATTCCCACTCTACAGCGACAGCGAAAATCGTGTGGGCTAGGCCCACAATATTATTTATCGTCTTCGGTTTTAGGCGACCTTCTGAACTGAGCTGCCCCTGAAGTCTTGCAATGTCTCTTTTCTTTATCCAGTCGAGATCCATTTGTCCAAAGGCAGGTACAAGGTAGTCGCGAATTATCTGTCGATCGTTGATCAGAGATTCTTCGCCCTTATGGACAGTTCCATAATTTTTTAGCCAGATCTGTGCAAAATCTGAAAATTTGATACCTACGCTTGAGCCAATCACTCCAGGGAGTGGCTCTTCGCCGGGCAATCCTTGCGCAAGCCTGATTTTTACATTTGCCTCAAAATTTGAGGCATCGATTTTGCGCTCGAAATTCTTCGCTTTTTGAATTCCGTTTTCGCGCCACTTTACTTGATATGATCCGGACTTCGTTTTTCCTACGCTCATGGTAAATCCTGTTGTTTACCGAGCCAGTGCAAAATGTTTGTCCATTTGTATCTGACGCCGTGACGCAACTTAACCATCGTGTCGGGCGGCAGATACTTCTCATATCTCCATTTTCTGATCGTCCAAGTTGCAACTCGTAATCGAGTTGCAAGCTCCTCTGCAGTAAGGAGCGTTTCACCATCAAGATTGTCAAAGAGCTCTTCCCCGCCAGACCCAGCCGAGCGGGAAGGTTCATTGCGACGTTTTACTGCGAAATTTGAGCGAGTGAAAGCTTGATTATCTGAAACGCGTCGGCGCATAATTTATCCATTATTTTCAAAGGTTTTGTGGAGAGAAAGCGGAGAGATATCCCCCCGCTTTCAAGTTGGAAGGGGGTCTACTGGCTACAGCAGACGGCCATTGCATTCAGAGTGGATTGGGATGTTCCCGTAAAAAGGCACTGCCAACGATTAAAGAGCGGTTTGCCAGTGCTTGGGTTTAGGGCCAGATTGATTGTCGGAAATGACTGCCACACCTGCATTTTGCTCACCGCCGAGGGCCAACAGCTTCCGCCCGTCAGGATCGTGGGGCTCGCTGTAGTGTTGCAGTCAGCGTAGATGGAACTTCCGAATTCCGCTGTTGCGGTCACGGTCTCGCATTTCTGAAATCCAGCTGGGCCTCGTGGACCGATAGCACCTGTTGCGCCGGTAGCCCCTGTGGCACCGGTATCCCCTTTCAGACCTTGAGGGCCTTGCGCGCCGGTATCCCCTTTCAACCCTTGAGGGCCCTGTGCACCGGTATCCCCTTTCAGACCTTGGGGGCCTTGCGCACCGGTATCCCCTTTCAGGCCCTGAGGGCCTTGCGCTCCAGTGTCGCCTTTCACGCCCTGTGGTCCTTGAGCACCGGTCAAGCCTCTTTCACCTTGAGGCCCCCTGTCACCTGTCGCGCCCTTGTCACCGGTTGCCCCCTTATCACCCTTCTCCCCCTTGGGGCCTTGCGCACCGGTATCCCCTTTCGCACCGGTATCCCCCTTGGGACCTTTCAGGGTTTCGAGTGCGATCTGGAAATCGCCGCAGATGATTTTACCTGTGTCCACCTTGCAGCCAACGCCGGTATCTCCCTTGTCGCCCTTCACACCCTTGGCACCTTCAAAACCTTGAGGTCCTCGCAGCGACTCGACAGTAATCTTCGTCGTTCCACAGATCAAATTCCCGTCAGCAATCTTGCAGGCATCGCCTGTATCGCCTTTAGGTCCTTGCAGGCCGATAGGCCCGGTATTTCCAGTATCCCCTTTCAGACCTTGGGGACCTTGCGGACCACGAGGGCCTATTGGTCCCTGAGTCCCTTGCTCGCCGTCATCTCCCTTCGGGCCACGAAGGGACTCGACAGAGATTTTGTACGTACCGCAAATGATGAAGCCGTCTTCTACTTTGCAACCAATCCCTTGATCACCCTTGGGTCCCTGAACACCTTGCGGTCCCCTTAAATTTTCGTTGCTGCCGAGCCATATCCCATTGTCACTGATGATCGGTTTTCCGCCGACGTACAAGCTCTGGACGTTTGTCTTGCCCTTAATGTTGGTGTTGCCGGAATCCGCGTTTACAACAACTACTGGAGGGCAATCATCCGTAGTATCACAGCGTCGAACGCCTTTCGGTTTACGTCGGATTACGATCGACCTGCCACCACTCTCATTCACAAGCTCGTTGCTGGGAAGGAGATTGAAATCAACGTCTATCCTATCATCCGGAAATTCTGATTGAGCCAACAGGATATCGCAGAAAAGCGACACTATGATCGCTATCATGGGAACAGAAAATCTACTCATCTATGATCCTTGATTCAAATTAGTTGTTTACTTTGAGCATCTGGGTTCCGACACTTGTGCAAGTCAACCACACGCGCACAGCAACGTTGAAGCAACCCTGTGCATCCTTGGTTGCCATTTCACACTGCCAGCCGTTTGTTGAAATTGGTTCAGAAGCGATCAGATTTGCGCTTCCCACAGAATCAGTCGTCCAGCGATGTTCGCAACTTCCTGCGATCACATTTGGGTGGGATGCTGGGCATTGACCCCAGTATTTCGTGAGGTAGCTTCCGCCTTGGCTGCGACATTCCCAGTCAGGGCGAATAGTTTCGCTGGTCGTGACGACAAGCAAAGTTTGCGACTTGAGCCCATCGAGGCATCGGGGATAAATCGAAGCACCTGCTACGCAACCTTCTCCGGATGGACCGGTTGCACCCGCATCGCCCTTCAGCCCTTGAATACCTTGGATTCCCTGATCACCTTTATCGCCTTTTCCTCCAGATGAGCCTTGGACGCCCTGGATGCCCTGATCACCTTTTTCGCCCTTTGGTCCCTGTGGACCGGGGACACCGGTATCGCCCTTGTCGCCCTTTGAACCTTGAATCCCCGGAATCCCTTGGTCGCCCTTCTCGCCCTTGGCCCCTTGGGTACCTTGATCACCCTTGTCACCTTTCGACCCCTGAACGCCCTGAATCCCTTGGATGCCCTGATCGCCTTTGTCTCCTTTAGGGCCTCTAAGAGTTTCCAAAGCGATCTGGTATTCGCCGCACAGAATTTTTCCCCCATCGATTTTGCAGCCCGCACCGGGATCTCCCTTATCGCCTTTGGGACCTTTCGCGCCTGAGAAACCTTGAGGCCCTCTAAGGGACTCAATGGTTATTTGAGTTGCACCGCAGACTAAATTTCCGTCAGCGATCCGGCACCCATCACCCGTATCACCCTTGACTCCCTGTGGCCCAGATGGCCCGGTGTTGCCAATATCTCCTTTCGGGCCCTGGATTCCCTGCGGCCCGCGTGAACCTGCTGGGCCTTGCGCCCCCTGATCTCCCGTGTCACCTTTGGGGCCACGCAGGGATTCCAGGGAAATTTTGTAATCTCCGCAAACGATATAGTCGTCAGCGACTTTGCAGCCCGTGCCTTGGTCACCCTTCGGGCCCTGAACACCTTGCGGACCCCTTAGATTCTCGTTGCTGCCGAGCCATATCCCATTGTCACTGATGATCGGTTTTCCGCCGACGTACAAGCTTTGGACGTTTGTCTTGCCCTTGATGCTGGTGTTGCCGGAATCCACGTTCAGAACAATGGCAGGTGGGCAATCATCGGGTGTATCGCAGCGTCGAACACCTTTCGGTTTGCGGCGGATAACAATCGAACGGCCACCCGTTTCATTCACGAATTCGTTTGAAGGGAATAGATTGAAGTCAACATCAATCCTATCGTCTGGGAATTCGGACTGTGCATAAGCAGTTCCGAACCCCGACCCAAACAGCAATGCAATCAGCAATAACTTTCTACTCATCAATTTTCCTTTCGCACGTTACTTTGTCGATAAATCCTGATCCGTTTTGAGCGTATTCGACCTCTGATACGATCCAGATTCCATCGACTTCTGCTCGAAATCCTGAGATATCCAGCTCTCGTTCAGCATAGATTTCGAGCGTTCCTGGCACTTCAAAGCTCAGGGTCGATGACCGTCTTTTGATCTCCCTGAACTTTGCGTTCGCCGCCTCCCTTGCAGTAGATTCATCTTTCAAGCAGTATCGAAGATCATGAAGGCTCCCTTCTTTTCCAATGACGATGCTTTTCCGTCGTGTGTGTCTTGAATTCCAATAGTGCGCGCGAACGCCTGTGTATTTGCTCGCGGTGTCCGTTTTGAATGCGATGTTTCTGGCTTCGGTAATCTTGTAAGGCTCGATTTTCTTTCCGGATGCTGATTCACCCCGCCCACGTCGGAGGAAGCCAAGCTTCTTCATTTGAATCTTAAAGATCGCGTCATGTCGTTTGGCGAGACGTGTGAGGAATGCCATATCGCTTTCAGTTTGGTCTTCATGTGAAATCGTGATCGAAGCGAAAGCTTTCGACACGGATGGTTCAAGCCCGTGTTCCTTTGCGATAGCGTCTACGATGGCCTTGAGACTGCGGGATTTCCAGGACCGCTCACGCTGATTCATGAGCGCACCGTATTGATCAGCTGCGCTGCCCTCAATTGACAATTCCGCTGGGTCAATCTTCAGCGAGACAGGCTTGATAGCAAAACTGCCGACCTGAACGAGCCGGTCTTCATAGCCAAGGGCAACGTGTAGGATTATTCCAGGCTTCGGCAATGCAATGGGTGGCTTGTCCCTCAGCACGATCTGTAGGCTGTCATCGGCAACCCCCGCGCGGTCTTTCACGGTGATGCCGATGAGTCGCTTGGCGATTTCTGAAGTCAAATCTCGATCGTCCGTCCATACTCGGAATGCTGGCTTCATCAGTCGAAAATCCTATTCACGCGGTCAATGGAAACAGGTTGTTGGATATCCGGCAACGAAATCGATACACGTTGATCGAGCTGGGACACGCGACCCAGGTTGTCAAACAAGTGCAGAACCGAATGATTGGCACGCATAACAAGCTCGACTACGCCTTCCGTGAAGCCGTAGTGATCGAAGCAAATTCGATCGAGTTCATCACCTTCCTGGAGCTCATGTGAGGTTGCCATACTGCTCCAAATCGAGAGTGAACTCGATCAACTGAGGGACCCCGTTGTCGAGGAAAAGGGTTCTAGTTTCTTTGATGCTCTTGATAACCCACCAGCCCATGTTCTGACCGATTTTGCTGTCAGTCATGATCAGAAGATATGGCTTGCCGGCCTTCGCCATCTCTCTAAGCTTTGCTATTTGCCCGAGTCCTCCGCGATGATGCGGATAGATCTTCCCCGACAGTGTTAACTTTTCGGAATCCGGTCCCAGAAACTGCTTGGCTGGTAGTTGCCCAAAAAGCTCGATCGTGACCCATCGGTAGCTGGATTCTCGATCGATTTTTCCGAAAGTCGCGGTATTGGGTTCGAATACAAAGTCATCTAGTTTTGCGAGAAGACTTTTGCGCAATAGGGGAAGACTGATCATGTGCCGACCGGATCGAAAAGGTTGAAATTTGTCGAGTTGAAGCCACTGCGGACCTCTTCTTTCAAGCGCTTGGCGGTTTGCTGTGGCGCTGATTCACCCCCTTCGATCTTGATTTCTATATTTTGATGAAGCGTATAGTTAGATGCAGGCTTCGATCTTTGATGGTCTGTGGCAGCCTGAGAAGGTGGCAATGGCGGCGTTGGTATCTTGAACTCCGAGAAGTCGAGTCCCCCCTTGGACTTTGGCTGACCCGCCAGCGATCCACGCCCGAACGTGGCGAATGCTGATTCCATATCGAGAGTCGATATCGCGCCTAAACTCTGACCCAGCGCATTCTGAGAATTGGCTGCAGATGGAGAAGGCATCTGCTGATCAGCAGGGCTTCGGCTTATTGGGTGAGCAGCCTTTTCCGGCTGTACCCACGTATCAAGATTCAGACTGGACTCAGGAAACCGGAGGACTTTGCCGTGGTGCTCGCCCTGGGCATTTGTACGATCAAAATTAAAATCTCCCTTGGCGGATTTTTGTTTGTTCTGGGACGTTTTCTTAGATATGAATTTTCCAAAATCATCCGACTCCCATTCGACCTTCTGTCCGATAGTTGGTACCTGAAGGACTGGGGTGGTAGCAGCTTCTCCACCAAAAAATTCCACAATTGAATTCACGATTGGTTTGATTGAATCCCAGAGAGAAATGAAAAAGGCTTCTACCTCTTCCCAATTCTTGATGACGGCATATGCTCCGAGTGCTAAGGCGGCGATACCCATGATGATCAGACCAACGGGATTCATTGTTGCAACCGCGTTCCAGGCGGCCTGCGCCTTTGTCACCAGATCAATTGCGCCAGCGCCGAGCCAGAGAGCCGATTTGTAGCCCAGGATTGCCGCTTTGTTTGCCAGGATCGCGACAGCAGCGAAGCCGACAACTTTCACCAACGTCTCGTGGTTCTGCGAAAATGCCGAGATTTGAAGGAGGACTGGTGATAGTGCTTCCATCATCGATGCGAGTGCAGGAAGGAATACGGAACCGACTGAAATGGCAACCGCCTCGACACCCGATTCCAAGGTTTTCCATTGCCCGATGGTCGTGCGATTCAATTTCTCGGATATTTCCGACGCAGAGTTGGTCTTGGCCAAGCCGTCAGCAAGATTGGAGAAACCCGCCTTTCCCTTCGCAGCTTCGAGCGCCAGATCGTGTATGCCGTATCGGGTTTTCGAGAAAAGTATGTTGATATGGGCAAGTCTCTGGGGTTCTGGCAATGATGCGAGAGCGCTTTCGATTTCCTTGGTGAGCTCATCGTATGACTTTGATTGCTTGTCGGAGCCCACAGTCGAAATTTTGAGAGCTTTCAGAGACGCTTGTGCTTGCTTCGTCTGAGTCTGAAGCTCGGTCTTGTCAATTTTTGGGGTGAATTTGAAGATTTCGCCAAATCGCTTTTCAAACTCCGAGCCTTTGAGGCCGTCGAAGACTTTGAAGAGTTCTTTAATCTGCGCGCCTTTCTCCATTCCTGAGGTGATCGAAACTCCGAATTTGTCGCTCAGGCCCTTTAGGTCATTGGTTGTAAGATCATCTTGAATTTTCTTGACCGCCGATCGGAAAGCAGGTGCCAGTTCCAGTTTTTGGATCTCGAATTCAAGGGAGCCGGAACCCGCCTTCTTTATCAGTTCAGTAGCACCGGCTGCGGCTTCTTCACCAAAAATTTTCTTGATGATTTCTGCTTTCTCAGCAGATCCCAAATGGGTCATCGCCTTGTCGATTTCTTTCAAAATCTCAGGCATGGGACGCAAATTTTTGTTTGCATCCATGGTCTTTATTTTCAATCGTTCTAACGCGTCTTCCGCACCAGCGGGCGGAGCCGACAAGCGGTTATACATAGCTCTTAGCGCTGTCCCCGCCATGCTTCCCTGCAAGCCCACGTTGCCGAGTAAGCCAGCTTCTGCGGACACCTCTTCAATCGATGCACCCAGCGCGCTGGCGATGGGAGCGACGTATTTCATAGTCTCGGCAAGCTGCCGGAGGTCTGTGTTGCTGGAAATGAATGTCGCTGTCATCGTGTCGGCAACACGAATTGTTTCTGTTGCGTCCAAGTTGAATCCCGCCAGCATATTGCTGGCCATTTCCGCTGTTTCTGCTAGATCGGTTTCGCCGGCAGCTGCGAGGTTCAATACACCTTCGAGTGAATCGAGAATTTCCTGAACTTGAAAGCCAGCCTGGGCAAGGTAAGACTCCGCAGACGCAGCCTGTGACGAAGAGAAGATCGTCTTGTCTCCAAGCGCACGGGCCGCCACCTCAAGTTTTTTCATTTCATCTGCATTGGCCATGGTTTGTGCGCCCACTTTGGCCATGCTGTGCTCGAATTCGGCAGCTATGGTGATGGGCTTGCTAAGCGCGTAACCGAAGGCAGCAACTTCAAGACCGGTCGCAGCAATCTCGCCGCGTAGCTCTTTCTGCCTCTCCTTCCACTTGTTGGATCGTGATTGAGTCTCAAAATTCCGACTGACGTTGCTGAGCTCTTTAGCGAGCTTTTTGTGCTCACCGGTAAGGTCAGCGACGTTCCTCCCGTCCTTCGCCAAAGCTGTTTCATGGGCCTTGATGGCACTGGTATTGCTGTTGAACGCAGCTTTCGCAACATCGAGGGTGCCTTGCGCTTCTTTGAGCCTCTGCTTATGATGCTCAATCGAATCATCATTCTGTCTCAGGGCCTTTTCGTTCGCTTTTGTTTCGCGGGTATGATCCTGGAGCGCTTTGCGAGCATCGTCGTATCCCGACTTCTGTCGCTTGACCTCCTTCCAAGCTTGTTGGATAGCCCTATTCTGCTCCTTGGTCGCAGAACCAGTGGCTATTACCTGATCTTCCAGCGCTTTGTGAGCATTCTTCGCATCCTGATACGCCTTGTTTTGCTTCGCGACTTCTCGGGTAAGCTGGCTACCCTTATCAGCAGCATCCTTCTGTTTGGCCTTTGCGGCGTCCAATGCATCTTGATACTGCTTGACTGAGTTTTCGGCAGTTTCCATCGCCTTGGATAGGGTCTGGGTTTCCGAACGCAGATCTTCAAGGCCCTTCATCGATGCTGATTGGCTGTTGAGGCGCTTCATCCGATCGGCGAGCGCTCCGATCCTTTCATCAGCGGTCGCAAAGGCCGAATCAAACGATTTTTCGAATTGACCGGCGATTGCTATGCTGATGTTTTTTACGGAACTCATTCGATATTCGTCCAAATTTCGCGCGCAGTTGGTTGAATGTCTGAATCACCTGTCTCTTCCGACAGTGATTCCAGCCAGAATCTGTATTCTCGGATGGTCATTTTCAGGACTTCTGGAGCACGGAAGCCGTATTCCCGATGCAGAACTCGAATCCCGCGAGCTAGCTTCAGCCTTTCGGCTGACGGGAGACTTTTTTTTGGCTCTGTTGAGGTTCGTCCGGAAAAAGCTTCGAGATCATCTTCGAGATTTTTGCAAAGTCTGTTTGTTTGACTTTTTTGAATGCCTCAATCGGCATGTCGCAAATCATTGCGCATAATCGGATGCCCAGTCGCTCTTTGGTGTACTGATCCCGATGTTCAAAATAGAAATCCTGGTGGCCAACCTCCAACTCGTCAGGAATTTCGACTTTGCTGTACGTCGTGCCATCGAATACAATAGGTTTTGAAAAGGTGAAAGTTGCCATTTCTTCCTCAAATCATGAGCGTATTGCGGTATTCTTCGGCGAAGTCGAATGCACCGAAGATGCAAATGTTATTTTCAATATCAATGTTGAAGATGGGGATCTTGTTCACTGTCAGGCTGTACCTTTGGAGGGCAAGCTCCAGGGTGAACGAACCGGACTTGTAGTCCGCGTTCTTATAGTTGATACCAGGGCCATTCATGGCGATGCCCTGTAGCACAACAAGAACTTGCTCCGGAGAACTGCCTTGAGCCTGGATTGCAGCAGTCGCGATCACTGTGGCAACTCTTCCCCGAGTCAGGCCGAACGACAGAAAAATATCGTCCGGACAATCGTTGATCTTGATCTTTGCTTCCATCTTCTCAAGAGCACACAGAGCAACCGGCAGCGTGCCTATGTATCCAGCGGTCTGACCGCCCTCTATGAATTTGGGGTCGGGTATTTCGATTTCTTCTGCCCGGGTTCGATAATCCAGGCCATTGATCTGGGTGGAGAATCCACGAAAAACGCGCGTCTTAGCCATTGCATTCCTCAGACAATATTCGACAAGTATTTGTCAGTTACGATTTCTTCAAAGGTCAGTCGCTCAGCGACAGGGGTAGGTGTGAACGCGTAGTAAAAGTGCGCGCTACCATTGAACAGCTCAGAGGGCGGGTTCTTCTCTTCGAGCGCGTAGCACTCCCCGCCAGCGATTGCACCCTCGCTCTGGAGCAATGCCAAGAAGTTGTTCACGGATGAGGTGACCGTGACAAAGTATTTCTTGGTGATTCCTTGGGCGACGGCCCATCGATGCGACGAGATCAGCTTTGCTTTGATCGCATTGCGAATGCGAAGTTTTTGCAACTGGTTTGTCTTCTGGTCGGT